TTACCGTCTATTGAATTGGATTCCGCTGTTCTTCCAATCCACATGGTAGGGGTTGTATTAAAGTCATTAAATACAAGTCCTATGAATGAGTTCCGATCTCCTGTGAGTGAATCAATTCCAACAACCGTAGCGGCTTCCCTTTGCATTTGAAGGTTGGTGATAATGTTATTATTCATTCCATTACTGGTTGCGCTTTCCCTCATTACCCATCCTCTTACCGGAAGCCATAGCCACATATTTGTTATTTCATTTGCGCTGATATATCCCGTTCCAATTGTCTGCCAGTACATACCATACCTCGGATTTTCAAAGTACATGTCTGTAAAATGGAAACGTGCTATACCTGTATTGTCACCGGATATTAATTTTATCCCCTTCCATGTTCGGGTAGTCCCTACATACCTTCCCCCTTCAACCCATGCGTCCACAGAAGTAACTCCGTTGGGTGCTGAGTGATAAAATACACATCCTGTATAGTTTGCGGCAATTGTAAATTCAGCACCTTTGTCGGCTTTGATATGTACGTTTTGAACAAGTATGATGCTATCTGTTATGTTCCAACTTCCAGCGGGGATTATAACCGTTCCGTGGCTTGCTGTGGCTGCTGCAACAGCTAATCGTACATTATCGGCATCGTTTAATCCATCTCCTGACACAGCCCCATAAGACAATATATTAAATTCTCCCGGCCTCGATCCTAAACTTATCCCTGCGATAGTTGGTGAACCTGCGAGTGCCGTTTCAAAGTCCGTATTATCCGCTAAATCTGCTTTGATGGCGTTTACATCGATGCGGAGATTATTTGTATCAGCCGGGGATAGCTTGGTTGCTAGTCCATCGGTCAACATTTTACCCGTAGCATATTTATTCCCAAGAGTGGAAGATGAATCCGCTTTGTTGAGTTTTAAGTTATCAGCCGTTCTCCTTAATCCTCTTGTATCAAAAGAGTCTGTGGCCGTTCTTAGATAAGTTCCTCCCCAAATTATATCACCACTATTAGCCCGTATAGTAACTTTATTCACATCCCAATAAATACCTCCATTCAGACCCCCAAAGTTTAACCCAGCATTGGTATTGCCTAAATTCAAATCCATCTGTATACCTCCTGTATAAGTAGATAGCAATGAAATAGACGAAGTACCCCCATTGATTAAATAGTTATAAGCACTGAAATATATCCTATCAAAAGTTTGATTACCTAAGAATGTCTGCGCGGCATCGGTTCTGGCTATTGTTGCATTAGCATTAGGGAATGTAAACGTTTTCTCAGTAGTCGCTGGTCCACTTACTTTAAAGAATCCATTACCCGTTCCTCCATAAGTACTTGCAATTATCTGAGCCAGACTTTGAGTGCCATTAAAGGGATTACCATAAATATTCCTACTATTTAGTAGTGAAGCTGCTGATCCCGTTGTATTCTGGTTTAAAGTAGGAAAGTTGGTAAGCGAATTTGCACTTCCAGTAGGTGAAAGTTTACCGTTAAACGTAGTCCAATCTGTAGAGGACAGATAACCATTAACGGAAGCGGTTGCAGCTTGCGCAGCTACCGTATGTTCTGCTGCTGTTAGGTGATAATAATCATTAGATGCCCCTCCCTGTATACCTGTAGTACTATTATGGCTAGTAGCAGGAAAATTGGTAAGATTTGCTGCACTTCCATTAGTAGCAAGTTTATTATTAAAGGTACTCCAATCCGTACTTGTTAAAAATCCATTACGAGCCGCTGTTGCTGATTGAGTACTAACGGTGTGCTCTGCTGCTGTTTCATGGTAATATTCTCCCGCTGTCCCTCCATCCATATTTGCAAGACTATTATGACTACTTACCGTACCCATACTAACCCAAGAAGTACCATTAAAGTTATAAGGGCATATATCATTAGCCGGTACATTTGCATCCGTGTTTACATTTACCGTTGTACCTTGTGTAGTTGTCCCTTCATCCGTCCATGTATTATCCCCATCAGAAGTATAAATATGGCTGTCCGTTGAAAGAATATACCTTTTATTAATGGTAATTCCATTTGCTAGGGTTGAAACAATATCCTCAACTGGTGCTTGCCATACCTGGGAGTATGAGGTTTGTTGATCAACATAACTCTTTGATGCTGCATCAGTAGCGTCTACCGGAATAGGTATTACCACAGCTCGATTTGTGAAATCCTCAAACTTGATATAATCAGCACTATCCCCGGCATAGATAGGATCACTTTCTGTTATTGTAGCATTTTGTACATCTGCCTTAGTAGCAATCTTACCCGCCGCTGCTGTATCTGTAAAATGTATTAACCCAGCCGAATCAGCAGCATAAATAGGATCATATTCATTAGTATCTGCTGAAAAATTAGCTATATCCGTCTTAGTAGCTATTTTATCCAGAGTATCTGCCCAATGAATCCATTTAGCAGAATCCTTTGAGTATTTCCAAAACTCAGCATTGATCTTTGTCCCGGCCTGATACAAATTATCCCCATCCTTCTGATTGGGATGCCCAACATTGACCACCTGAGGAACGATTTGAGCTTTACAGGCCATCCCCATTAAAAGCAGGGATATTAACAATATATAGTATCTTAATTTCATCATCTTAACGGCTTATAGGAGTCATTGTGGCTATTCGTGGACTACTTCCAGCTCGTATTACCAAATAAAGATAATTCAACGGGGCTTCTCCTCTGGTATGATAATACTCATTTGGTCCTACTGCTATATAAGTAGCCACTTTCCCATCTATTGTTTTAGCATTTCCCCATACTTCTACAGAATCTGTAGCAGTACTAGGTACAGCCACGCTAATACCATATACATTATCAGTCACTCTTATTTCCATAGAATCCCGAGCTGCCCCGTAATGGAAGTTGGAATAACTTTCCTTACGCTGTGCCTGTACGGATAAAACCCCGACAACCAGTAATATGAAAATGATCAGTTTTTTCATTTGCTTATAGTTTTTAAATTATTATTCCGTTCCTGCTAAACTTCCCTTAGGCATTATATCTGTTGGTATTTTTGTATCACCTTCCTCAAAAGGTAAAGCAATACACCGGCACATTGGATGTAATGGTATCAGTCCCTCAATCTCATCAAGAGGATAGATTCTTCCTTGTAATTTGGCGCATTTATCACATACCCTATTATCACCAGCCGTCATCCATTCTGCTTGAACAATTACTCCATGAACTGCCCAATTCCTATATTCCTGAATCATTGCTACATGATGAGCCCTAATCACTTCCGTCCGTGCTAATATCTCTGCCCGTCTCCGAGCTGGTATAAATCTTCCCAGTGTATCAGTAAGAGATAATTCCCCTACCTTATTTCCATTAATAGCAGAAACCATCTTTCTGGCTAATAAGGCCGGACCATCACCATCAGCAATTCCCTGAGCCAGTATACGACTTATATGAGTATCCATAACAGAAGTTATTCCTTTTAAATCCGAATAAACTCTAGCATATATTAAACCAACTCTATCCAAATGAAAAGGAGCTGACATCGCTGCCATAATACCACCGGTAGCATCAAGAGGAGGAACATTTATTCCAGCTTTAATCATTTCATAACGGGCTCTTATTACTCCTCTTTTATAGGAATCAAAAACATATCTATTTGTCCAAGGTTCAACATATCCTATTCCTATTTGCTGTAATTGTCCAACAGATAGTATTCCTTTATTAATTTGTTCCTGAAGCCAAATTTCAAACGCCTCAATTTTATCAGCACTTAACCTAAATGCAAACCCACCAACTGGTGGAACCGTCATTTGAAAGGCGTGGAGATTTGGATGTAATAAGCCAAAGCAATCCTGATCTACAACTGCCTTACGGATAACCATAACCAATTCGGTAAACCGACGCCTCATTTCCCGAGCAAAAGCATTCCTCAAGGAAGTAGTCCTTGTAGGATCAAACCGGTTGGTTTTTGCAAATGTGGCTATATGTAATCCGGTTCCTATCATTTGTTTTCTTCAGATGAAGCATTACCCCTTTTCATTGGTTCTTTTGGTTGTGGAGGATTCAATTGAGCCTCCAATACGGCATCACCTCCCATTTCCATTTCTTCTTGTTGTGCCTTTTCCCTGATCTGCTGAATAAGTTCTACAGCATCTTCTGTAAGACCCAAGAAATATTCCAAAAAGGCATCCGGAGGAATAATTGCTTCTGCCATTGGATTGGTAGAATATTCCCTGAGTGCCATTGCCCTATTCCTTCCTACTTCAACTTTATCCTTTTCACTAAGAGCAAATAAATCTGGCCACTTTACTCTATACCTATCTATTGCCTTTGGGAGTATTTCCAATTCAATACAGCGATTGACAAAAGGCCTTAATATTTTTACTTCAGCAAATTCTTCCCGTCTGGCCTTTATATATGATAAATATTCCCCGGTATCCTGTGCGGAAGATAATTCCCCTCTTTCTGAACCTACTAATATCCTTTTAGGCATTCCAAGAGCAGAACTTAACATCTGTATCTGTACATCCACATGAGGGGATGGGTCTGCTATTTGTTGATCGAGTGCCTTTAAATCGACTCCTTCATTTACCAACATACGGCGGAGATTATGTTCGAATTCATTTGCCTGATTTTTCAGGTCTTCAATCATCTCATCCGTCATTTGATAATCTTTATCTACCTTACCAACATATCCCGGGCGGGCACCTCTCCAAAACATCTCCGCATCACCACCAACTAATTTTTCCAAGTCCATTAACCGGTTAAACACCGCTTCCAATACCGGTATACCATATACATCAGATTCCAGAGAATCACCTATTATATGGATAACCCGAGAATAATGAACAAGTACTGATGCTGTTCCGTTCGATTCCACATCCATTGCCTGTATATTATAATATAAAGGTAACCCATACCTTATATTATTAGGATCGCTTTCCAATTTCTGGATTTGAGCAGATAACTCTCCAAATGGTTTAACATAAGCCAACTTAACTGCTTTCCCTTTAACTACTGGAGTTTTAAAATCATCCTTCTTCTTAACATCATCCAGTCCTAATAATAATATAGCATATTGTCCAATACAAGCTAACCGGTCTACTCTGGAGAATTTGGTTTTAAGATCAAGTTTTTCATCTAAGTCTTTCCAAGCACTTTCTAGTGGAGTTACTTCTGATTTATTTGACTCCAATAGTTCCAAGGCTCCATTCCATGTTGATTTAGCCGGACGATCTATCACGGCCTTGGCAATATCCTGACGGGTATATCTGGTCAGGTAATCAGCCGTAGTTAAAACCTTCTTATATCCTAAGGCTTCATATACATCACGGTCTCCACCATATTGTTGGCCTAAATTAGCCGCCATACGGGCACGGGCAATCAAATTACCCACCATATTAATTTGCTCATTGGTAAGCGGGCTCCTTTTAGGGAGATTGCTATGTTTTTGTCTTTCCATATCCTTTTAGGTTATTCTACGAGCAATTCTTTTTTCCGTCAATTTATTAAAAGCACCACTGGAGGCGTCAACCTGATCTTTATAAGTACCAAATGGAAAAAATCGTAATTCTTCTAAATAGGCTTCATTCCATGCTCCTTGCAATAATTGAACATATCCATTGTTTACCTGTACCGAATATGGGTCTGCTCTAAATATTTTATCTCCGGTAGGTTTATCAGCATAAACTGCCCAACCAGCCAATCCACGAATAGAAGCCTGTACGGAATCCTTTCCGCCTGATCCCGGTTCCTGCTCCATATATATACGGACTTCTTTTCCATCCATTATGGCTACTTCCCGTATAATACTTTCCCGCTGCTCTGCTGACCACTGTCCTCTTTTAACATCTCCCACCAAAAACATTCCATTCTTTAACAGAGACATTTTTACTCCTACCGTATAAGCTCCGGTACCATCACTACCTGCCTTATCCCAATACCTGATAGTACGTACAATCATATTCTTCGGAGGCATAGTAAAAGCTGTTTGAAAATGAGCAATCTTGAACATACCACCACCCGGGGGTGTTGGGTCCTGACCGATCTGTCCGGCATAACCATATTGACCAAGGTCTGCTTCAAGGTCTTTTAAATTTGCCCAGTTTAACCTTCGTGGATCCAGTAACTCATCTACATAATTTTCTACCAGTTCAGGTGGATTGACTTTTTCTTTAAAATGCCTTATTTCCCCCGGAAGACAAATATGTTTTACATTTTCTTTCTTCTTGGCTAGTATATGACCGGTTGGATCGTCCTGATGTAATCTCTGCATTATACCAATAATAGCAGAAATACCTTTGTCTGTCTTTCTGGTAGGTAATGTCTGGTCTATCCAGCGATTGGCAGAATCTCTATCTTTATCAGAAACAGCTTCAGTTGGATTCAAAGCGTCGTCCCATATTAATATATCACCATGGAATCCGGTTAAGGTACCACCCACTGAAGTGGAATAACGATTTCCTCCTAATATTAAACGTGGTCTTTGCCCCGGGTGCTCATATATCTTTTGGACTAACTTAAAATTACTTTTGGTATCTTTGTCTTCTTTTATCTCAATATCAGGATAAATCTGTCGAAAAGCTTCACTCCTGATCAAATCCCTACAATATTCTGCACTTTCTAAACTCAAAGCTCCCGAATAACTGGCAGTAATAAATCTCATCCACGGCCATTTAGTCCAACACCATGCCGGAAACATAATACTACAGGTTATTGTTTTTGTAGTCCCCGGAGGTATATTAATAATAAGGTCATATTCTTTTAATTTTCTAGTCCCTACTCTTTCCGCTACCATTTCGAGTTCATGACATAAATAAGGTATGTGCCAGTTTGGTTTAAATTCCTGAGCACTCACCGCCGGCCAGAAATATTCAAGAAAATTAAACAATGATCTATTATTTAATTCCCGAATAGCTGCAATAGGATTTTTATAAATCCTCTGCATCCTTTCTGGCTTACTTACCGGTAATATGTCAGTTGTTTCCTGATACATTTATTTCCCTTCCTTATCAATCATCTTCTTTAAACCGGCTTTGGTGAGCACCTTTAATTCCTCATCACTCATATCACTCATGTCA